TGCATTAAATTGATACACCCGAAATGTAAGAAAATGAATTATGTTTCAGAACTTGAATGCCTACACAATTCCGAGAGTCGTAACAAGATGATCATGAAGTTGGTATCCAAGTTAGATAAAAACGTTCTAATATTGGTCAATAGGTTAGATCATGGAACCAATCTTCGGGAGTATTATTATGATGGGGAACATCCGGTAGCCGATGTGACTAGATGTTGGTTTGTATCTGGAGAAACTAAAGTTGAAGACAGAACAAAGATAATTAAATTGATGGAAGAGACTGATAATCAGGTTGTTATAGCAATGTCTTCTATATTCTCAACAGGTATCAACATTAAGAACCTTCCATTCATCATGTTCGTGGATGGGGGTAAAAGCTTCATCAGAACTGTTCAGTCGATTGGTCGTGGTCTTAGGTTGCATGAAAATAAGGAGCAACTTATAATTTTTGACATATATGACGATCTAAAATACTCTTACTCTCATGCGTTAGAACGTCAGGCGTTTTACGACGAAGAGGAAATACCATTTACCGAAATAGAAATACAATTATGAAATACCCCATATATAGTGAGATACCACATCTCTCGGCAACACATCCAGACATTTACAGATCTCAACAAGAATTGGATAAAATTACAAAACCCATTTTAGACAAAATGTTAAAAATTTATCAGGAAACTGGTGTAGTTTCAAAACTCATAGACAAAAATCAAATATATGAAAACCGCTAAGGAAATTAAAGAAATTTATTATGTAAGCTCGAAGCTATTTCGAGAACAGCTAACAAAATATTATGCAGATGATGAAATGACAGACGAACTGGCTACCAACATCGTCAAGATTGCGGAAGGGCTTAGTTATAACTGGCGTTTCCTTAACTATACAAAGTCTTGGAAAGAAGACATGGTTGGCGATGCGATTGTTAAGATGTATTCTGCATTGGAATCTAAGAAATTTAGACTAGAGTCGGAGTTCAACCCGTTCTCATACTTCAATCAGATTGCATGGCATGCCTTTTCCAATAGAATTAAGAAGGAGAAGAAACAACATGAAGGTTTGGAGAACTACAAACAGATGATGTATGAGGATGGTATGACTGATTCATCGAATGGTTGCGTATATGTCAAACCTATGTTGGAAGCAGATCACGAAGATGGAGGATGTGAATGAACTTTGAAGGAATTGCAATATCATTATCGGGTGTTTTATACTTCTCGGTAGCAGTAACTTATCTAATGAAACACCAATACTCATGGGCAATGGTTTGGTTTGCTTATTCTATAGCAAACCTTGGTCTGATGATGGCATCTAAGAAAATATGAAAATATCTAAACCAAAAAGCGCATTATTTTCAGATTTACACCTAGGTATCTATGGTAATTCTGAGAAGTGGCATGAAATCGCCTTAGATTGGGCTGATTGGATCGTTAAGGATCTAAAATCCAACAAAATCAAGGATATATTCTTTCTTGGGGACTTTTTCCACAATAGATCTGAGATATCTGTCCAAACCATGTCAGTAGCCACACAAATATTGGCCAAACTATCAGATTTCAACATTATCATGATTGTGGGGAACCATGATGCATACTATAAGAACAGATCTGACATTCATAGCCTAGGTTTGATGGAGGGGCATAAAAATATCACTGTAGTCTCTGATAATCTGGAATTGGATGCCTATGGTAAGAAATTATTGTTCGTTCCTTGGAACAATGAACTACCAGAAGGTCGATTCGACTACATATTTGGACATTTCGAGATTCAGAACTTCAAAATGAACAACTATAAGGTCTGTGATCATGGAATGTCATCTATGGACTTCCTAGCGAGTAAGACAGATACGGTGTTTTCAGGACATTTCCACCATAGGAACACCAAGAAATACAACGAAGGTGCTATCCATTACATCGGGAACACCTTTCCAATGGACTTTGCAGACGTTGACAATCTCAAGGGGTATCATATACTGGATCTAGAGGACGGGGATCTGAAATTCGTTGAGAATCCAGTTTCTCCAAAATTTAAGAAGATTACAGCATCTAAGATTAAGGAATATAAGAAGGAAGACTTCGAAAATAACATAATCAAACTGATTGTAGATATTGAGATGACCGATAAGCAGGTCGAAAAGTTTCAAACATACATAGCCAAGTTTAAACCGTGGCAATTCAACACAGAGTTCAATACGGTGTCTAAGATGGTTGATGATGTGGAGGAAATCGACTCTATTGACTTAATGGATCAGTTCGGAGAGTATATTGAACAACTTAAACTGGAAGATGATAAACAAAGTAGGATTGAAGTTAAGATTAAAGAACTATATGCGAGAAACATTCAATAAATTTTACTATAAAACTCTTCTAGAGAGTCCTAGAAATACTGGAGAGTTTGAGAGTGAGTTTTCAGACACTGCAATAGCACAATCTCAATATGAAGAGATTCTAAACAATCCAGATCAATATAAACTAGTTCATACATGTTTTGATAAGAATCGTGTATATCTTATGGAATATAAAGATGGTAATGATGTAATTTTATATTTCGTTCCCGAAAATGATGACTTTATTCATGGATATGCATCATACGAACTTAGGGGAGATGGTGGTGTTGAAATGACTTCTGTATATAATCGCCCACTTTATATGGGATTAGCTAAATTAGTATATAATTCTTACATTATACCGACCTATAATTATGTTATGTGTCACTCGATGCAATCTAAAGATGGTAGGGGATTCTGGGAGAGGGTTGTTATGTCTAATCTTGGCAAGCGTAAAGTTGAAATTTGGAATTTCGAAACGGACTTTTTGGTTGAAACTGTTAAAGATGTGCAAGATTTATCGAAATACTATGGAAATACTGACGAATATGAAAAATTTAGAATTAAAATTAGTAAATGAGACAGATAAAGTATAAAACTCTTAAGGTTCAGAACTTCCTAAGCATTGGAAACGACGAGATTGAAATCGATTTCCAAAATGGACTAAATCTAATCACAGGTAGTAATATCGACAACCCTGAGCGTAAGAATGCTGTAGGTAAATCTGCAATCATTGAGGCATACTTCTATGCATTATATGGAACTACTATCAGAGAGATTAAGAAAGAGTTTGTAATCAACAATGTTACGAAGGGTGCTGGTAATATTGAGCTTGTATTTGATGTTAAGACCGATACAGAGACTACATCCTATAAGATTGTTCGTCAACTTAAGCCATCTAAGGTTGAATTATGGAAACTTGGTGAAACTGAAGAGGATATATCGAAAGACTCCATCGCAAACACCAACAAATACATAAATGATCTGATTGGATCTAATGCAACCCTATCAAAGAGTTGTGATATCCTATCTTTGAGCGATAATACACCATTTATGGCGAAAAAGCCCGAAGAGAAACGCAAATTCATCGAAGATATCTTCGATTTGGCAGTTTTCGGAAAAATGTTGAAGGATTTAAAGGAAGAAATTAAGGAAAATAAGTCAAACTTGAGTATTTCGTCTACAAAACTTTCAGAAATTGCCAATTCTATCCAATCTTTGACAAATCAGAAGGCTTTACTTCAAAAACAAATAGCAGAGAGGGAACAAATTTTACAAAAACGTAAGGATGATATACAATCCAAGATAGACGACACTAAAGTTAAGATAAATGAATTGGTTGTTGTGGATAGTGATAAATTCTGTGAAGTGATTCACAAATTAAATCGGGCAGCAACACTATTAGAGGAAAAGAAGTCGGAACTGAATGACGAGAAATTAAAATATAAAACTCAACTATCGAGTAATGTCACAGAACGTCTAAAACTGGATGGTGTTGGTGGTCTTTTACAGTGTGATAAGTGTTTTCAAGATATACCACACACTCATAAAGAGGCTTTGGACGAAAAACGTGAAGTTATTGAAAAAACGGAGATGCAACTTGAGAAAAAGTTGGCAGAAATTTACATAAGTTGTAAGGATATTGATTCTAAGATATCAAAAATCGACGGAAAACTTGTAAAGTCGCGAGTAGATCAGCGTATAAACGAGTCAAATCAAATCAAAAAAGAGTCTTTAGAGAGATCTTTAGATGAATACACAACATCCTTAGCTGAAATTGATAATGACCTAGATACTACGGGTGAATCCTTAAGTTCTTTCGAGTATTCTATTTTAAATACAGAAGCTAGACTACAGGAAGAACAGGAAAATCACGAAAACCTAGAACAACTAGCTGGAGATTTGGAGATTTGTAAGTTTATCCTAGGTGAAGAGGGCGTTAAGTCCTTCATCATTAAGAGATTACTCACAATGTTGAACTCATCCATACAAAATTATATAAATCGTTTGGGTATGACCATGAGATGTAAGTTTGACGAGTATTTTGACGAACAGATTACCAATGATAAGGGTAAGAGTATATCATATTGGAACTTTTCAGGTGGGGAGAGAAGAACAGTTGACCTTGCAACGTCTTGGGCGTTTAAAGATATTAAGAAAAAGATATCAGGTATATCATCTAACGTAGAATTTTTAGATGAGATTTTTGATTCAGCGTTTGACGAGAGGGGTTTGGATCTATTGATCGAAGTTTTGAAAGATCGGATAGAAAAAAATGATTTATCAATCTATGCAATCTCCCATCGGAAGGAAACATTGAAACATATCACTGGAGAAACCCTAAATCTTGAAAAAGAAAATGGAATCACCAGACGAGTTAAGGATTGACATATCATACGAAAAACATAATTAATGTATGATCGTTCGTCCATTTGTAAATCCCCATGTAAGTCCATTTGTAAAATCCAATCCATTTTCGAAAAGAACTACCACAACCCCCGAAGAAGGTGGGGATTCTCCCGACACAACTAAGCGTTATCTGAACTATGCAGCCGGAAGAGATGGTTGCTTTGCATATCGTAGAGGTTTTGTTGAGAATTATATCAACATGACAGGACATGGAGACTCTGCAACGTTTACTAAAATGATTGGAGAGAAGAATTTCTACATGGGAATTAACACGATCACCGTTCAGAGACAGGCAGCAGGGCATCAAAAAGACTTTCTAATGTTCTTGAAGTCAATTCAGAAAGATTGTGGGTTTAGAATCATCTACGAAGTCGATGATGTGGTATTTCGAGAAGAGATTCCAGATTATAATGCATCAAAACACGGATTCGATTCTGATGAGATTAGACAAAACTGTATTGATATGATCAATATGGCCGATGAGGTTAGTGTTACCTGTAAGTATATGAGGGATCTGTATATTGAGAAGACAGATCAGAAAAAAATAACAGTCGTTCCAAACTTCATGCCATATTCTTGGATCGGATATCAATATGATTACAAAAAAATCATATCAGAGTATGATAAAAATAAAAAGAAGCCTAGGATTGTATATGCTGGGTCTGGAGCGCACTTTGATATGAAGAATCAGAATGGACAACAGGACGATTTTACACATGTCCTTAAGTTCATCATTGATAATAGACATAAGTATCAATTCGTATTTATTGGAGCGTATCCACCACCCCTAAAACAGTATGTTGTTTCTAGGGAGATTGAGTTTCACCCTTGGAAGAACCTTTTGGAATATCCAACGTTCATCGCATCTCTAAATGCACAACTATTCATCGCCCCTCTACAAGATAATGCATTTAATAGATCTAAATCAGACATTAAATTTATTGAAGCTGCACAACTTGGTATTCCTTGTCTATGTCAGGATATGGTTACATATGAGGGCGCACCAGATTTCTTGAAATTTAAAGATGCGGCAGAGTTGGAAGAAAAGATCGATCTACTTCTGAATTGGAAGAGACGTTCTAAGTATTACAGTCTGGTTCCAGAGCTTCGTAAGGTTGGTTTGAGTAGGATTCTAGAGCTTCCTCAGAATATTGGGTGCTTTCTTGAGCTTCTGGACACACCATATGGTGATCCCAAGAGACAATACCTCAAAAAATGGAATTGATGTTGACTTAGCTGGCGTATGTGATATTCTTCAAATATGAAAGATATATTCAGCGGGTCTAAAGATATTCCAGTGATGCAGGATGAAACATTTAAAATACTGCAAAGCACACTACGTTGGTTTAACGCATCTGAGTTATCCCCACCAGAAATGTCAACTGTATATGGTGCGGTGAGACGATTAGTTGAATCGAATATGGTATTGTCCGATCCAGATCAGAAAGACTACCTTAGCTTAGAGATTGTATATAGAAATGGTGGTGCTAAGTCTTGGCAAGATAAACACAGAGAGTGGTGTAATGTTGAGTGGTGGGCTGTGCTACCCCACGGTTCTGTCATTCGTGGATAAATTGTTAACCATTAATATTATAAAATGTATCGTAATTGCGTCTATAGCCCAAGAGAAAAAAAGATTCACCTATTTACATGGAACGCTTCTGGTCACAGGGTCAAGCAAGAGCTTGATTACCTACCATACCTTTACCTAGAGTCGAAGGATGGTAAGGATACATCAATCTATGGAACATCTGTTAAGCGTAGGGAGTTTCAAACTCTGTGGGATAGAAATAAGTTCGTAAAAGAGTCAGGTATTAAAAGAATATTTGAGAACCTTCCCCCATATCAACAATTCTTAATTGATAATTACTATCATTGTAATGAAGATGATGGCTTTGCAGCACATCCTCTAAAGGTTATGACACTTGACATTGAGTGTCCAAGTCCACCAGATCGAGGATTTCCTGAACCAGAATTTGCAGAAGAAGTGATTAATTTGATCACTTGTCATGATTCTATAACTAAAATTTATACAGTATTTGGTCTTAAGGCATATACTCCAAAACGTAGTGATGTGAAATACCATCATTGTAAGTCCGAAGAAGACCTACTTAGGAAAGTGATAGGTCATATATCTTCTGATTTTCCAGATGTTCTATGTGGTTGGAACACCAGTGGTTTTGATATTCCATATCTAGTTAATAGAATAACCTTCCAACTTGGAAAGGAATGGGCAGATGAACTCTCCCCAATGTTGAGGATCTACGAGAAGATTAATAAGACCGGAAAGTTTGGTATGCCAACTAAGGAATACGTCATTCAAGGCATTTCGTCGGTCGATTACCTAGTTCTCTATAAGAAGTTCTGTATGTCCCCTAGAGAGACATACAAGCTCGATTACATTGCAGAAGAGGAACTTGGAGAGAATAAGATTTCATATGAAGGATCATTATGGGACTTAGCCAAAAATGATTGGAATACTTATTGTGAGTATAACATAAAAGACGTTGAGCTTATCGTTAGACTTGATGAAGAGTTAAAATACCTCGATCTCTTACGTTTTATAGCATATCTGGGGCTGTGTGACATGGAACATGCTGTGAACACCCTACCAGTCATCAACGGGGCTGTAGCGATCCGTGCAAGGCATAGGGGGGAAAAGATCCCGACGTTTATAAGAGCGATCAAGGAGGGTAAGATTCCCGGTGGATATGTCGCAAAACCAAAACTTGGATTTTCCGAGAACGTGGTCAGTTTCGATGCAAACTCTCTGTATCCAAGTGTTATGATATCTCTAAATCTTTCCCCTGAAACCAAGATTGGTAGGGTTGAGAAGATTGGGGATATGTATAATATCTATCACGTTTCGGGTAGAACCTTTGAATTGACAAAGGAGAACTTTGCAAAATATATTAAAGATGAAAAGGCATGTATAACAAAACATAAATTCATGTTTTCTCAGAAGAAGATGGGTATTATGCCAGAGTTCTTAGATTTCCTATATACCAAACGTAAAGAGATGAAAGGTTTGATGGTGAAATCCAAGCTATTATTGAATAATACCGATCTCTCAGATGATGAAATTTCAAAAATCAAATCCGATATCAAGAAGTATGACACCTTCCAGAATGCATACAAGATCACATTGAACTCCACTTATGGGTATTGTGCCAATAAGTATGCACCACTTGGGGATGATGATATTGGGGCTTCTGTTACATTGACGGGACAGGCAATCATCAAGAAGAGTAGTGATTTTTTTGAATTATTTGTCGATGATAAATATCCAGATCTAATCGACGCAACTCGTTCATTATCAATGATCTATGGAGATACGGATTCTCAAATGCTTTCTTTGAAATTGTTTGAGAAACTAGGTATTTATCTTAAAACTAAAGACGGGAGTATAACCAAAAAGTTTTATGATATTTGTGACGAATTTGAAGACTACTTAAATGTGGCTATGCGTAAGTGGGTATCTAAGGAAATGTTAAGCAATGACCCTAGAATTGTATTCAAACGTGAGAATATCTGTGATACTGTTATTTTTGTTAGTGGTAAGAACTATGTGTTTCATGTTTTAGATGATGAAGGTATTCCAGTGGATAAATTCAAATATAAGGGAGTGTCAGTTGTTAAGACCACGATGCCCAAAGTTCTAAAACCATACGTTAAGGAGATTATTGAAACCATGATCCTAACTAAGTCTATGGCGCAGACTAACGAGAAATTTCTAAAGGCTTATGAAATTTTCAAGGGACTTGGGGTAGAGTCGATATACCAGAACTGCACCATGACAGATTATGATAAACATGCTACCAGATGTTCGGGTTTCACAGTCCCTAAAGGTAAACCATCGGTTCCAAACCATGTAAAGGCTGCATACCTACATAATGTAATGTTGGATGAATTGGGATTAGCTGGGAAATACGAAAAGTTTAAATCCGGGGATAAGGTTAAAAAGGTATATGTTAAAACCCCAAATAGATATGGCATAGATGTTATCGGGTTTAAATCCACATATCCCAAAGAGTTCTCTGAAATTTTTGATATTGACTATGAGAAGATGTTTGGTAAACTACTATATAACGCAATCGAGACGTTCTTTAAATCCGTTAATTGGAAATTGAGGAAACCAAACGAGAATGTAAAAATAGAACTGGAGGATTTCTTCGGGGAAGATTAAAATTATGAATATACAACACTTCATTCAAAAATTACGCTGGAATCTATGGTGGCGTAAACCATTACATAACTTTTATCGATGGTATCTGGAAAAGTTATGTAATGGTGATCACCACACCGGAGAGTATGGAGACTCTGGAAGATACATAGTATTGATGACAGAACCACAGTATAATCGATATACCAATTTCTCAAGAGACAAACAATTATGAACGCACAGCAAGCATATAATACAGGATTAGATGATTCCGAAACGAGAACCGCGAAAGCATTTGAAAGTGCTATGAATGGTATAGATTCCGATAGATTACCGAATCCAAGATTAGAACAACTTAGATTATCTTTTTTAAAAACTCCGAAGACGACCTCTTTGGTAGATTATAATAAGCACAACGAAATTATACTCAACATACTGAAAGGTAAGAAGTATAAGACTTCAGAATTACCGGATGATGTGAAGGTTGCATTTAAAATCTTTGAAGAATTGATGCAAAAGTTTCGAGATATATCAAAGGGTGGTAGTAATGTTGGTAAATCCTATAAAAAAATATTGGATAATAACATTAAAATGTTGACTTCCGAAGAAGACCTGTTAAATTAAAACATATGCAAGAAGAACACGTAGTTATAATCGACCATATCGGTCGCACAATCATTGGTAAACAAGTCAGCGATCCTGATTCTACCACTCTAACAATCGATAATCCAGTGATCCTTCATTGCGAACCACATCAAAATGGTAAGCTTGAGGTTCAAACCATCCCCCTCTTCTTCTTTGAATTGGTAGATAAGGAGCATCGCCAAGATAACTCTTGGACATATCAGAGAAGTAACATCGTTGTATCAAATGTTAAACTCAATCCTGATATCATCAAGCAATATGCTGTGATGAATACTCCAAAGACCGAAGTTGTAGTGGATGACAACCCTAAAGTTATTAGCATCGACGACATTTAATTTATATGGCAAAAACCAAACAAGCGAGGGATGATTTGTTCGAATCCCTAAATGAAATCGATCCCTACGCTAGGTATCTCGATGAATATGCACTATCTACGGTAGATGATTGGATCGATACTGGAAGTTATGTATTAAACTCATTAATTTCTGGTTCTGTGTTCCGAGGAATCCCCAAGGGTAGGTTGGTTCAGTTTCTAGGAGAGAGTCAGACCTTTAAAACGGGCTTTATGCTGCAAATCATTGCAAATGCACAAGCTCAAGGCATGTCTGTTCTACTTTTTGATGTAGAGAACGCATATACACCCGAAGGTGCTATTAAATTTGGGGTAGATCCGACTAAAGTTAAGAGTTGCGATTCAACATCCATCGAAAAGATCAGAAATATCATCTATACCTTCTTAATGAAGGTTAGAGAGGCTGGTGCTACTGGTAAATATCTAATTGTAATGGATTCCATTGCAAATATGATGTCTGAGATGGAACTTAAGAGAATGTCCAAAGATAATACATCTTCAGACATGGGTTCCTATGCCAAGGCTATTAAGAGTCTGTTAAAAGTTTGCACAAACATGGCAGCAGCTACTAATACACCTATTATCTTCACAAATCATGTATATGATGATCCATCTAAGATGTTTCCATCATTGGAGAAAGACTTTCCCGGTGGAAAGACACCAAAATATCTACCATCTGTGAATATCCAACTAGCTAGGAAGCTGGTTAAGAACGATGAGGTCAAAACGGCAGACACAACGCTTGCTGCATCTCAAAAATCATACTCTGGTGTTGTTATCCGAGCATTGACAGTTAAGAATAGGTTCATTAAGCAGTATTTGGAAGGAGATATGTATCTTTCCCACTCATCCGGTCTTGATAAGTATTATGGTCTTCTAGAAATTATGAAGAGTCTTGGTATTGTTGAAAATACAGGAGCTACATATACTGATTGGGAGGGCAATAAGCTTGGTTTTGCTAAAACTTTCCGAAAAGATGTAGATCTTTGGGAAAAGAGGCTCATTCCAGAGTATGAGAAGCGTATTAAGGAAGAATGGTCATATGGCAACCTTGCGGCTGGTGCTGAACTACCCGTAGAGAGCTATGAGGATGATGTAGAGGAAGTTGAAGAGACACCCCTAGAGAAACTTAAGACGATGAAGAAGAAGGTATCTAAGAAACTTGACGATATAGAGGAAGAAGATCTTCCACCGGAAGAGTAATATGTCTGATTTCACATTCATTAATGGTGATTGTCTAGAAGAATTACCAAAACTTCTAGACAGTTCCGTTGATTGTATTATTTCAGATCTACCCTATGATACAAATTACCGTTTTGATTGGGATAAAAATATAGATCTGTCGAAGCTTTGGCCTGAAATGGAGCGTGTTATTAAGGATGATGGAGTTATTGTTCTAACCGGACAACAACCCTTCACATCTGATCTAGTCAACTCAAATCGGGACTGGTTCAGGTATGAATGGATTTGGGATAAGCAAATCCCAAAGGGTATGCATAGAGCTAAACAACAACCCATGAGAAAACATGAGAATATTGTTGTTTTTTCCAAAAATTATAAGCATAACCATTATCCTATAATGGTTCCCAGAGATAAAGTAGTGAAAAGCTACAATATTACTAAAAATAGTAAGGGGGGAACTGGTGAGTATAAGGATAATGCCTCAAAAGTATTCACATACACTGAGAAAAACCCAACCAGCATCATTACTGGATGTTTTGAGGCTAATCGGGGTAATATTAGATACCACCCAACCCAAAAACCAGTTACACTGATGGAATATCTAGTTAAAACGTATACTAAAGTGGGTGATACTGTTTTAGATGTGTGTTATGGATCGGCATCTTGTGGCGTAGCTTGTAAAAACACCAATAGAAAGTTTATTGGTATTGAGAAGGACGAAGTATACTACGAGCTTGGTAAAGAGAGGGTTCTAAACAATATTAAAGATTAACTTTTCTCCTTTTAGCATCACGAATATCTAAATTTTCTCGTTTTCTCATATCTCTAGTTTTAGACATAATATTATCGATGGTATGAACATCTGTTCCAAATTGTTTTTCTCTTTGGGTAGCTGCTTTCTCGGAAGTGAATCCATTTTTCACTCTAAAAATATTTAAATAGTTAGATAAGATAGTTGGATTTAATAGGGCATCTTGAAAATCTTGGGATGTGAAAAATTTTTCATTCTCCTTAATTGAAAGAGCAACAGCGGTGGTTAATTTAGTTGTAGTTGAGTTTTTCCACTGATTATTCAGCTTTAAAATGTAAATAAAGTGGTCGTGTGAATTGACAATTGCTTTTTTAAAATTTAATTCAAGGTTTGGATCTTTTACGTCGAGGGTATGATAGAATCCATTTAAAATAAATAGAAAATATCTCAATTTTCTATCTTGGATAACAGAATCATCCAACCCTACGGCTTCTATCCCATTTTTATCATATAGTGGTTTACCATTGACATCGACTCCATACTTTAAACATTTAGTGACTTGATTTAAAAGTCTAATATATCTATGAAACAATGCATCGCCAATTATATTTGGAATAACTGTGTTAGGTCTTGCCATCTCTAAAACTAGAGATTTGTAAAAATCTTCAAAAGATTGCATATTATTCGTTAATCATCAACCAATGAGCGTAATTGGTAGCTTTTTTAAATCCACGATCCTTAAACTCACCTTTTTGGGTGAACCTGTCTTTAGATACCTGCTCTGTCATGTAGTCCATGACATATGATTCATTGTGTGAATTTGATTGTTTCTCTTTAGCCGATTTAATCCTATTTGCCATATAATCATCATCAACATCATCTGATGATACGTTGAATTTTTCCATAGAATCATCGTCATCGTCAACCCTAAGACTATTAGCATAATCTTTTGATCGTTGTTTATTTATTTCATTATATTTCTTAAGGAAATTTGCATAATCAACTCTAAGTTTTGTCAGTTCTCCCGGCTCAGACGAATACCTACGCTCGGCTTTAGCCGCAAGTTGTCTCTCTTTTAATTTTTCCAAAGCCCCACGTATTTTATTTTTCAACCATGTGTGATATCTTTTAAAAATATCATGATCCTCTGGTGTTTTTATGAATTTTTCCAATACGTCTTGATCAAAACCGGGAAATTCATTTGAATCTTGGTCTTGAGGTGCTTGCACAACATCGTTTACAATTAAATCCAATGTTGGATGTATTGGTTCTGGTGTAAACGATTTGAGATCCTCCATTTCCTGCTCAAAGTCTTCTACTGTTATACCAACGTCTTGCAGTTCTTCAAACTGTTCATATAAATCGTCTAGTATCGTATTTCCAGTTCTATCTGTTTCTAACATAGCTAGAGATGCTATATATGTTTCGTCCAAACCACCGCCAAGAACATTTTGATTGAAATATTCAATCTTTTTCATAGTGGCTGAAATTTCATCCACACCCAGATCCATTTTATAGTTAGTGAGTTTATCTAACGCCGACTTAATGGTTTTCCACTGGGAGATAGAGTCTAGGATGTTGTTAATATTTTCTTTGAAATTATTATTTTCATTATTTCTAGGCTTAGACCCCGACTCTCCAGAAGATGGGGTCTTTCTCAGTTGTTTATCACGCATTGCAAGATTGATTTTTTTAACTAGATCAGATCCTTCAGTCTGTGCCATCAATACATCTTTGTATGGCATACCATGTAGTTCTTCCTTCTCAGCCGCACGATTAATAGAATATTGGCTATCTTCGGTGTATTTTCTTACCATGAAATTTGAAATATCCTGTATATTCAGCATATCAGACGCAAACTCTTCCGACTTAACATAATCGGGATGGTTTTTTATTAATAGTTCAGTGGCTTTTCTAAGTCTTGCATCTACGGTTTTCAGATATTTCAAACCCTCATCACCTTCTTTATTGTATATAATTTTAGAAGCTAAACCAGTTAGTTTATTGTTAAATGCTTTCTCACCTTCTACTGCTGACGCATCTTTAGGATGAGTATAATCAAAATCGATATTTTCAGAATCCAATAGACATAGAAACGCATACTTCAATTGACGATCCTTTTTAGGAAGACCGGGAATTGGATTTCCTTCGGAATCTAATAGTTGTTTTCCATCGAGATCTTTACCGGAGAATAATATTTTTCCCATTTTATCAAATAGAGATTTGAACTCAGCACCACCATCTAACGCCATTAGAGGGCTGGGTCTAGCCATTTCCGACAAAACAACACCTCTCTGAACACAATAATCGAAACCAAATTTAGACATATTCATATTTATCCAATTGACTGTAGGTTTTTCCATGATATGCTCGGCACATGGAGATTAAAAAGCCCCTGATATGTTCAGCAACTACAAAATTAGATTTGAGAACGACCACTATTTGGGGTGAACGTCAAAAATTGGAAGATTGCGATACAGATTGGCACATTTTCGAAAGTAACACATCACCACTGGCTGTAGTCTATAATAGGGCTATAGAAATGGCATTGAATACTTATAATTCCGACTGTTTGATACTAGTTCACGATGACGTTATCTTAGAAGAAGACCCTATCCCGAAACTTGAGAAGTTATTTGATGAATATGATCTTGTCGGTGTTGCTGGATGTTCCAAAGCAGAGATTAAGAGTCCTGCGTTATGGCATTTGATGGGTGGTGGGTTTGAGGGTGGTCATCTACATGGCAAAGTAAACCATATGGTAGAAGAGAAGGATGGTAGAATGGGATATGGGGGTGCTGATTGGGAGATTAGCAAGCAATCAACCAATTTTGGAGCATATCCACATAGAGTTATAATGATCGATGGTGTTTTTATGGCACTATCGAGAAAAATGATGGAAAGTGGTGTTAGATTTGATGAAAAATGCCCATCAGCCTTCCATTTTTACGATTGTATTTTTAGTTTAGATGCATATCTAGCTAGATATAAGGTTGGTGTCGGTGATATTCTAATAACACATGAGTCTCCGGGTCTTAGATCCTTCACAGACGAGTGGAAAAGCGGAGAAAACTATTTTTTAAAGAGATATGGACAATAATTACGACAAAGATACCAAATTGGCTGAACATATAGCCCTAACACAATACATTTTAATATTACTATTAAGAACTAAGAAAGAGTCTAATGGTCGAGAATATAGAGAAATTACAAATAAGGAATTGCATGATCTAATAAATCCATTAATGACACCAATGAGAGATTTACCAGAGGATATTCAGGGTTTAGTTACGATAATTAGAAAAAATAGATATAATATTGAATGATACAGATCGACCTCACAGCTTACGAGAAGATTATAGCCTATAAAGCTATAACGGACTCAACTTATCTCAATGCAATCTCGGATTATGTCAAACCTGAATACTTTGAGAACCAGAATATTGCACAATATTTCACTATTGTTAAGGAGTTCTACAATAAGAGGAACACATTACCGAATTTAACGGAGATTAAGACGTATCTAACGACAGATACCCTTAAAAATAACTTCAAATCCCTTATAGAGAGCTTTAGGGACATTGAAAAGAGCCTAGATGATGCTGAACTATATGCTAATACCGAAAGATTCCTCAAAGAACGGGCTACATGGGTTAATATCCATGAAATTGCAGAGAATTTAGAGAAGAAAGTTAAGAATCCATCAGAGGTTCTAGAGGCTTTTGACGATATATGTAAGATATGCCTTGATGTTGAGACTGGTATTGAGCTTTTTAGAGATTCTGACAAGCTTATTGATGACATTCTCAACGATGAAGCATGTATACCTACTGGTTGGGACTGGTTAAATGAAGCTTTAGATGGTGGATATCGAGAAGATGGCAAAGCATTGTATATGTTTGCGGGTCAGGCTAACATTGGTAAGAGTATTTTCCTAGGAAACGTAGCTGCGAACATTGCAAAGCTAGATAAGACCGTTTTGGTGATATCTTTGGAGATGTCTGAGATGTTATATGCTAAAAGAATAGCATCTAATGTCACTAAGATCCCAATGAAGAACTTTAAGACGGATACACATACCTTAAAGTATGCATTGGGGGAAGAACATAGAAAATTACCCAAATCTAAGATCTTCATCAAGGAATTTCCCCCATCTACCATCACAACCAACCAGTTAACGTCATTCATTAAGAAATTACAAGACTCTGGGGAGCATATAGATGCCATTGTGATCGATTACCTCTCTCTTTTACATAGTGATAGGGTTGGAAACTCAAATGAGAGAATAACGGATATATGTGAGAAGGTGAGGGCTATGTCTTACATCTTTAAGTGTCCCATTATTTCCGCGATACAGCTAAATCGGGAAAATTTTAATAAAGATAACCCCGGAATGGAAGGAATTGCAGGGGCTATAGGAGTTGCCGCAACCGCCGACGTTATCATGTCCATATTCCAAACAGAAGAAGATATGGAGATGGGTATTATTAAATTAGGTATGATGAAGAACCGATTTGGACCAAGAGGTATGGTTCAAGCCATGAAAATCATCTATGAAACCCTGTCTATAGTGCAATCTGACGAAGAATCTGAAGTTATGGGGGATGAAGACCTATCATTCCTAGAAAAGCTTGCAAATTCATAACATATGAGTAATTATTCTATAATGTCTAAAATATTTGTATGGGCGAACTCTGACCTAGATGGTGCATGTAGCACTATTCTACTTGGGAACATATTTCCAGACATTGAATATCGTTCAGTGTTCTTTGGGGACTTCGAAAACCAATATACCAATTGGGTAAAAGACAGTATTGATAACTATGATAAGGTTTTTGTCGTAGGAATGGTTCTAGATCAGTCCCTAATCAATAAATTAGACGATCATAAGGTGGTATTCATCTCCGATAGGAACGAAAAGCTCAATGTATTCGATTCTACCCTAATAACTGAGGAATATTCTTCATGTTGTAAGCTAATTTATAAAAGATTTAAGGAAAAGGTAGATTTTACCGACAATTTAAAGAAATTAGTCGTTTATGTGAACGATTATAACAAATATGACCTAAAATATAAGGAATCTGAGTATTTAAATGCCATTTATCGAAAAATGGGATATAATAGGTTTACAAGGTTTGTCGAAACGTTCTGGAATGGTTATGAAGGTCTATCTGATTTAGAAATCAACCTAGCAGAAACGTTTTTTAGAGAAATTGATGAAGAGTTTTCTAAATTATCCTTATATAGGGGAGAATTTAAGGGATGGTCTGTGATTGCGACGTTCTCCAAGCTCTCAGTGAACGAAATATCCAAAAAGTTGATTGACAATTTCGATTCCGATGTCATTATCGTGGTCAATCCCGATACGAAGTTTGTATCTTTCCGAAAACCAGTTGGTTCCAAGGCAGATATCACCTTCATGGCCGAGAACTTGTGTTCTGGTGGTGGGGGTGAGTGGGCATCTGGCGGTAGTATGACCCAGAAGTTCTTAGATTTTACAACTCAACTTATAGAAGAATGAACCAAGATCCCTCTGCAAACCTAATTTCTGATGAGTCAGAACATTTATTCCTATCATTCTGCACATTTGTAATGAACTTGAAGGGTAAGAAGCTCTCAGTTCAGAATGTATTTGTCCAAGTTCTCCAATCGGAGAAGCTTATGGGTATTATGAAAGAAATTCTAAACTTAGACACTGATTATGAATTGGTTAAGGTGTTCCTAGAGTTCGACCCTAGCATCGCTAAAAGCAAATATGTGACGAAATATATCAATAGTAAGAAGTGAAGAAAGATAACGAAATAATGTGGGAACAATTCTTAAAAGAGTCCCCTTGGGTATATCCAAGTGTATCCAACAATCTAGATGATAGGATGTTAGCTATAAATTTTGAAGAGATTACATCATATACCCCGACTGGAAAATTCAAAGAGTATTCTATATTTGAAAATGAACACGATAATACCGTAGAGATGTATTTTACAAATGATGTTGAGCTTGTAGCTTTCTATTCATTTGTGGTTAGAGTTGGACAACCCATTCAAACTAAAATGGCTTGGAATAATCCGAAATATAGTGGGTCTTTTCGTAAAATATTTGCAGAATACATCATTCCAAAATTTAAAGTAATTGAGAGTGATAACATGCTATCTATATCTGCTACTAAAATGTGGCAGAGATTAATGGCACAGTATCCATCATATGATTTTTTTGTTAGAACACAAGACACATTGAAAAGACTGAACGACCATTCCGAGATGACTCTATATTATGAGCCTATTCGGGATGATAATACAACATTTATAGTTAAATGGAATGATAACTGATTTCGAAAAACAGATATATAACAATCATCTCGTAGTGTCGAGAAAAATTAAAGGGGAACCGTTCAAGCTACGCAAGGACTTCTCAAAACTAGACGATGAAAAACTAGTATCCCTTCAAAAACTTTCCAGATTCTTTAAAAATCATCCCCAAGTTAATCAGGATGATTTTTTCATATCCCCCCATATGGTATATCCAGAGAAAGATAATTATTCTTTGGATTTTTACACTAGACAACCCGCAGTGAAGTGCTATACTCTCCACATGAAGCAATTGGAGATTCAAGATCCTGACTCAAAAGAGTCCCTTGAACGACTTCAAAAAAGCTTAAAATTTGTCTATGATTTTTGTAAAGAAAATCGTTTGAATTTAGAGGACTATGAGCTAAATATGGAAGAGTCAGTTCCGAGGTTTGTATCGCATTTGAAAAATCATAAAATCAATTATTATACACTTCACGCATTGACTTTCTCAAATCCTAAATTAGACTCAAGGATATTAGATTTCATCTTCTCAGACTTCTATGGAACGTTTCAGAAAACGAAAAATAAGTTCTTTGCTTCTAAAAAGATGAGAGAGTTCTCGAAACAAGCAAAGCAAAAAATAACAACAAAACTAAAAATAAACTAAATGAGTAAATTCGATAAAAGCATGTTCGAACGCATCAAGGGTGCGTTGAGTAAAGATACTGGTAGCGGTAGCGGTCAATTTGATAACATTATGAAGTTCCCAGCGGGACATACATATGTTATTCGTTTTCTACCTACAATGGAAGAAGGTAAAGAACCTCTATTCCACCACTATGTAAATTCGTGGGAATCCAAGGCAACAGGAACCTACACAAGTGCATTGAGCCTTAGAACGTTCAATGAAAAAGATCCAATCGGAAATCTCCGTTGGAAACAGTGGAAGGCTTGGAAGGATGCAAATCCAAAGGCAGACAACAAGGACTATAATGGTGACATTACTGAAAAAGAACAGTGGTTAGTCAATGTTCTTGTTATCGACAACCCTGCAAATCCCGAGGAAAATGGAACGGTTAAGATCTTTAGATTTGGACCACAAATCAAAGAGATTATTGATATGGCTACCGAAGGGGAAAGGGCTGATGAATTCGGTTGGGATGTTTTCAACCCAACCGCAGGATTCGACCTTAAGATCGTTGCAGAGAAGCAAGGCATTTATACAACCTTTAAGAAGTCATTCTTTACTTCCAAGACCACAAAGGTCATTACGGAAGATGAATTGGATGAAGTCTATGAAAATGCACATGACTTGAATCAAATATATCAAGTCAAGACATATGAGGAACTTGAAACCCTTCTAAACGATCATTACTTTTGTGGTGGTGCTGCTTCAAAGGATGTAGCACAACCAGAGCGTAAGGCACTTCCTAAGAAAGATGAACTACGTGACGAAGATGATGATATCCCTATGGTGTTTGAAGCTAAGGAAAAACCCAAAGCTAAAGCTTCTAAGAAGGAAGTAGTTAAAGATGATGTAGATGAACTACTTGAGGGTCTTGACCTAGACTAATACAAATATGGAATCATATGATTTACCACCAATGTCTCAAGCAGACCTTGACACTTTAGTTAGTCTAGCGGGACCCCTATTCGGGGAATCTAGGACTATCGAGAAGATGACAGGCGACAATACTGTTGTTGGTGGTCATATGGAGGATGGGAGCTTTAAGATTAAAAATGCGCTTGAACAAGCACAACAAGATGTTAGAGCTAGAATACCCCCACCTTCACAATATGTTCCACCTGAATTCGTTCAGGAAATACAACATGTCCAACAACCATTTGGGCATGTTCCAGACATAGAGGCTCCACTATACATACCTCAACAATTCAATCCTATATCACCGGGAGTTCCACTTATGGAAAAACATACTCAATATTACCCACCAGATAATAATCAACTTGAGTTTTCTTTCGATATAAAAGAACAACAAGTTACAAACGATCTACTAAAAGAGATTTCCACTAAGTTGACTAAGATTATTAAATTTCTGGATATTAATACACCAGAAGAAGTTAAAGTGAAAGAACAATCGCCAAAAAAGCCTCCGCATGTCCCACAACCAAAATCATCTTAAACTACCTAAAGAGGATTTTCAGAATTTCCTAGATGGACTATCTAAGGTTAGTGATACTGCAATATTAAATATTGAGAATGATGAAATGTATGCTATCTCTTCTTCGGAGGATCGAAGTCTTTTTTTATGGTCGTCTCTGGAATCTGATTTTGATTTTAGTGCGACCTTGAATCTACCATCCTTGAAGAAGTTGTCCAAGTCTCTAGGGTTGATATCTTCAAATGATGTTGATTTTAAAGTTAACACGAATAATTTAGACTACAAGGGAACTAATATTAAGTTCAAGTATCATCTATATGAGGATGGGACATTAGTAGCTCCAAAGATCACAATCGCTAAGATTAAGTCTCTGACTTACGATCATGAGATTGAGTTCTCTAAGACATTTCTAAAAGATCTGTTAAAAAACAGTTCCATATTCAGCGATACCAATAAATTATACATTTTCACAGAAGATGGTAAGCTAGTTTGGTCGTTGGGGGATAGGACTCAAACGAATACTGATGTTCTAACTATTATCGGAGAAGATGTAGATTTTGAAATGGATGAATTTATCCTAAACTTGGATAATGTTAGACTACTAAACTTCGGGGACTCGCCTATGATGACCCTACATATCAATAAAATGGGAATAGGTAAAGCTACGGTTAAGAATGGTAATGTAGAATTGAATTATATATTGAGCAGCCTTACAAAATAGATCATGAACAAAAAAATTAATAAAGTTACGACTGGCGGATATTTTCTATCCAGATTAAGAGATAGTGGATTTATCGCAATTCGACTATTTAAAGATTACTCAGATGCAGATCCTAGGAAGTGGACAATTATGGTTGATCCATCTGGGAGTTCTGTTATTATAACCTGTTATCAAAATAAGGATAATCTAGGGGATGTGTTATTTGAGTTTAACGATGGGGGAAATAAATTCCCTAAGAACTATAACATCAAGACACAATCGATGGAGATTATTATAACCGCATTAATCGAACGTGGTATCCAACAAAAACAAGAAGATAGTAATTTCATCAAGAATGTATAAATATATACATGGACGATGAGTTTGAAGAGTTCAAAGATGAAGAGATCGAAGCTATTCTTAGGGAAGCTTTAAAATCTAAACTAGAGGATAAGCGTAAGGTTCCCCGTAAAAATCAATTAAACCAAGCATTAATTAATACTATGGGTGAATTTCTAACATGTTGGAAAGTTATGGGGTATGACTACGATGGAAACCCTGTCAATATGACAATATATAAGGAGAAAGTCCAAAAAGCCGCCCTAGATAATCTGTTTATGGAAAATATTGGTGGTTTTATGAATAATAGAATGTGATCATGTTCTTTAAAAAGAAAATATCCCTTGGCGATTCATATGCATGTCTCACTGGTGTTCATGCTGGTAAGATTCTAATCTTCATCGACTCCAATAAATCTGAATATGGGTTCCTAACTTCCCCGACAATGGAGAATCTTTGGGTTCCAATCGATAAATTTGACTTAGGTGTAACAGAAGGTATTATAGAGTATGTTGAAAGGGTTCCAAGACAAGTTAAAAGAACGGTTAAAGCAAAGTTTAACGACAACAAAGGTAAACTATGACTTGGATGTTGATTATGTAGTGGCTAAGTTCTATGAACTGGGTTACAAAGTATCATATAACCCATATGAGAAGACATATCGATCATGTTGTCCGATATGTAAAGAGGGAAAGTCTTGGGGGAAGAAGCAGAGATGTTTTTACATATCTGATAATGACAATATCTATTGTCATAACTGTGGTAGTAGTCAAAAGCCATATAATTGGATACGAGAAGTGTCTGGTATGACTGATGATGAGCTTAGGATCGATTATGAGGCGTTTTCACCAGATATTAAGGATCTAAGTCCAGAAACGACCACTAAGGCTGTAGTAGCCCCTCCATCACTTCCAGAGGATTCAATAAATCTCTTCGATAAGACACAGGTTGAGTTCTATAAGAACAATGATGTGGTTAAAACTGCTCTTAGGATTATAAGAAATCGAAGATTGGATACTGCCATCAATAAACCAGACGCATTATATGTGTCATTGACTGATGTAGTTCATAAAAATAGGTTAATTATACCATTTAAGGATGGTAATGGTAAGATCATCTTCTATCAATCCAGAAAGATGTTTGAATTTGATGAAAAACCATCATATATATCAAAACAGGGGGCGGATAAGTCAATCTACGGCATTGATCATGTAGATTCTTCTATGGACTCTGTATTTCTCTTTGAAGGTCCAATTGATTCATTCTTTGTTAAGAACGGATTAGGATTAGCTGGCATAAACAAGGGGTATAACAAGTATACCAAGGTTCAACAGGATCAATTAGAGGAATTGAGACTCTTTAAGAAGATTTGGGTGCTTGATAACCAGTGGATCGATAAGACCGCTAGGGAAAAGACCGAAGTTCTCCTAGGTATGGGAGAATGTGTGTTCATTTGGCCTAAACACTATATGGAGTATAAAGATTTCAATGAGATTTGCGTTTCCAAGGGTTTGGATCAGATATCCCCGACTTTTATCAAGAATAATAGTCAGTGTGGTAAATCTGCTATTCTAAAATTTAAAATTTTATTTGGGAATTTGTGAATGATTAATTTGATTTAATGAAATCAATTACTAGAGGCTCAATTTGGAATGGGTCATATTGTATACCATTCTCATCCAAAGTATCAAATATATTTTTAATATGGGATGTGAGTGAATGTCCATTATATTCTGGTGAATATAGCTGATCCAATGCTACACTTATATTCGACCCAACAATTTCCTCGATTGACATCGTAGCTGCATTATTTTCAGTATATAACTTGGCGATAGCTTCTTGGTCTTTTTTCTTCATAATGATTATTTAATATAAATCCCTTTTTTTTAGAATATTTCTACCACACTCTTACCTCTATTGTCGAAGATTATAGTTTTGTAGTCGTAACCAGCTTTAATTGCAGCATCTCTCTTAGTTTTATTCTTTTCTAGATTTGCCTGATAGGTATAATCGCATTTAACTTCAACTAATAAGTTTTTTGACTTCACATACATATCTGCGAAGTATATTTTATTCTTTCCTTCGAATTTATAACCAACTGTTGGAACTTTTCTACCAGAATCTATCTCATTGATATCAACCCCCATCTGATCTACCATATATTTTATACCTTGTGGTTCAAATCCTTGGAGGTGGCTAAATTTTCGTCCATAAATATCAACGGCTTTAAATTTATATCTACTAATACTGGATTTTTCATTAATCTTTGGATCTTGCATAGGGTTATCGACTCCATATTTCTCTTGATAGGAAACCTTCTTTCTTTCGTAGGTTGTCGGTAGGTTTGCAGATTCGGTTAAGGTTCTCAAAACGATCCCAAGTTTCAAGAATTTAATTCTAAGACCAACTGGAGAAATGTTATATAGTTCTCCTATTTTTTCTAAAACTTCACCACCCTCATACATTTTTATAGCATCTTGTAGGTCTTTAGGGTCTGTGAGTTTCTGTGTAGTTCCTTTAACTTTACCATCTTCAGTATTTCTACTCTCTTCAGCAGTTCTAATTCGAACATTATTACGTTTTAGGAACCCCTTGATTGTGTTGAAGGTGACACCAACATCTTTACAGATTGTTTGGATCGTCAACATGTCTACGAGATACATCTTAAGTATATCACCCTCCCTACCTTCTAATTCGGGACTTGTCGATGGTCTAGTTGAATGACCATTCTTTTTAACTATATTCTGAATGGGTTTCCTATCACATCCATACATCTTAGATAGCTGTAGAACTGGTATCTTGTCGTTTAGATGTAGATTGAGTATTTCTTCTTCTTTCCCTTTTAGTTTAGGTAGTTTAGTTCTCCAGATTACGTCATAATTGTAGCGCATATTACTATTTAGTGCCGAACGCAAAAATCCAGTAATTTCTTACTGGATTTTAGAATTATTTTTTAATTGGGTGAAATGTTAACTGAAATATGACCCGATCTGTCCAGCCATGCTTAGTAAACTCATACCAAATGCGAACGGGGCGAGTACATATTTAAATCTTGCATTACTTGTCTGCGCCATGAACCCTAAGAAGTTCTGATGCAAGCTTGCAAGGTCAGACGCAACACGACTAATCTTTGTTTGCTGTGATTGCTTCATCTTATCCATGACAGTATCAGGTTCAGCAGCAGCCAAACGTGATTGAACACTGTTTGGATCTTCGGAGTTTAGGAAGTTTAGGAACTCGTCAACTCTATCGATCCATGATTGAAGCTCTCCTATGATTTGCTCGTTTCTACGAGACATAGCATCTGCTACGTCATCAGTAGCTTGTGCTTCTTCTGGACTCATTTCCATATCGGTATCAAAATCCATAGGATCGATACCATCATCAAGGGTCTGTTCCATAGCTTTGCGCTCAAGAGCATCATCTTCTCTAAGGACTTTAATGAAAGTTTTTGCATATTTATTCATACAACATATATTTAGTCTCAAAGCGTTAAATATCTATATGGCGAACAAAGGACAAAATCCATACTCTACAAAATTCATGTCTAGCGAGATAGATCACGATCTAGATCCCACTACACAGATGCGTAATTTTAAGAGAGAAGAGAAAGAAACCCACACTGGTCCGAACACTCTACCATATGAGATGGGATCTTTACCTGATTACTTCGGGGCTATGGTGGATAATGGAATACAAGCATGTAAAGCTATTGAAGGTGTTCTAAAGACTAAAGATGTTGAACATAAGAAGGAACTATTTAAGCTTAAGCAGAATACTGAGAAGATGGTAGTATATCTTTTACAGACAGTCGATATGACTTTAGAGAAATTCACAATTGGAGCGCATCATCGGGACGATGAAGATGAAGATTACGACGATTTGTAATTGACAATCCTTGAAAAGAGTCTATAATTCATCTATGAAACAAGTTTTAGAGAAATATTATCTAGAGATTTTACTATTATTGGTTGGAAATGCAGTGTTGGCGTATGGTGCTGCCGATTTATTCGAATTTGGGAGAACATTTGCAGTTCTAACTGCCGCAGAGATGATTGGATTTGTTGCTTATCGAGCATTAAGCACCAAAAAAGAAGATCAGAGTAAGGTTTTAGATGATATTATTGAATTACATGCCGCCGAAATTGCAGAACAGGTTGAGGTGATTGAAGAATATGAGAAGATTTTCGATTCTCAACTAGTAGAACTCCCTTGCGTCTGTGGAGGTAACACCTTTAAGGGACTGTTTTCCCCAAAAACCGAGAACGAGGTAGAATGTGAGAAGTGTAAATGTAAATATAAGGTTAATGTCTCATATGATTCTATTCTAATATCGGAACCTATGGACTTAAACGAAACCTTCGATAAGCTTGTAGGTAATATAACACCCTAATTAAAACCCGATTACACTCTAGGCTTATGATGATCGAAATTAAGAAACATGATGGTAGCATTGAGAACATGCCAATAGACGAATTTTCAAGATGGATGTGCTTGGCGGAAGCTTTGATCACAATAGAGACAAAGGCTAAAGAAATGGGTATGAGGATGATGGATTTGAAGAAGAAACCCTTAGCTATCGGGGAATATATCAGGGAAAGATATCCAAGTATGCGTCACGACGTTGAATGTGAGGCTATTTTAGGTAATATTTAATTCCTCATTAAGTTTTAGAATATATTGTTCTGAAATAACACCCTTAAACTCGTCTTTGAGTTTTTCAATGTTCAATCCAAGTTCTTGGAACCCGATATAGTAATTTCTAAACCTATCTTCCAGTTTATTGGAATATTTAGCACCATTTGGACGATTGAACCTATGTAGCCATCTTAAAAATGGTAAACATATGACTTTTCTACCCATTTTTCGGTATTTTTCATGAATGTATCCCTCTTCTCCCCCAAAACCTCTGAACTGTTTATTAAAACCTAACCATGAGTCCTTTCTACAGGTGAAAAGACCCATACCTTGTGCTTCAATTTCAAATGGGGGATTGTCTGGTAATTTACCACGATCATCGGTAGCCCATTGACCCCACATGTGGGAACCCCACTTAGATAGGTCAAAGTGTGTGCTTATATTTCCCAAATCATCATATACCAATGGTCCATGTAGAAGATTCCCACAATCACTTCTAGAATCATAGTAATCTATTAGTTTTCTAATAGATCCGGGTTCTAATAGAACGTGACAGTCGATACACATGACATATGGCGTATCTGAAAGGTCAAAAACTTTATTTTTGATGGTCGAAGACTCATAATTCGTAAATGGTAGGTATTGTGTAGGCTCTTTTATATTATCTAAAAGCTCCCGAACAGCTTTACCGTGAACACTTGATGGATTATTATCGATAACTATGAATTCAACTTCATCTAGAACCTCTTTATGAAACATTCTAATGCTTTGTAGTGTAAAAAATACACCATCATAGTCGTCATGTGTTGCCATCCCTATTGTGAGTTTTCTCATATAATATAATTATCAAAAGTTTAACTTTTTGCAAGTGTTGTCGAAGCATGGTTTAAAAGTCATACCAATGTCTGGGGTTGGTGGTGATGTCGTGCTGGGTGTGTGTGGTGGTTTAGTGGTTGGTGGAATGGTTGTGATGATATTAACAGTTAGGGGGAATAATGGTAATGGTTTTTGGGTGCTTATTGGGGGTAATTCTGATAATATTGTGGTTGGTGGTTGGATTTTGGGTGGTTCTGATGGTGTGGTGGGTACCGGCCACATGCAGGGGCAGTCGGTAGTGCTTCCTCCCGGAGGTGGTGGGGTAGTTTCGGGTGGTGGGGTAGTAGAAGTAGTAGTTGGGGTAGGTGTAGTAGAAGTAGAAGTAGAAGTAGTAGTAGAAGTAGTAGTTGGGGTAGGTGTAGTAGAAGTAGTAGTAGTAGTAGTAGAAGTACATACCTCAGATACGTCTCCAGTTATAGTTGCGTAGATCTCTGGTACAATATTTCCATAATAATCATCTCTTGGATCACATCTACTAACACCATTTATTGAATATGATTCGCCTATAAGTGGGCCGCTTTCAACATCCAGAATCCAAGAATTGTCATACCAGTAGAGATGAATCAATTCATTATAATCCCCCCAAACACCAGTAAAATCTCCACTATCCAAACTCCCAGTAACTGTAGTGTCAGCAGCAGGGTTACCATCTACGACGAGATTGGTAATATTATATGTGGTGATGTTTGGGCAACAAGACATATTATCAGAAGTTTAGTTTTTTGCAAATATCATCCACACATTTAATGAATGGTTTTGATGTTACAATTGGTGTTACTGTAGATGTAGTATTAGTAGTTGGTTGTGCTATTGGTGTCGTTGATGTGACTATACTTACACTTAGAGGTGATATAAAATCAGGTCGTTCGGTGGTTATACCTATCACATTTCCCGGAATAGTCGTTGGAGGCTCTATTGTGGGTGGTTTCGATGGTGTCGTTGGGACTGGTGGGTAGCATGGAATACAGGTTGTCGTAGTGCTTCCTCCCGGAGGTGGTGGGGTAGTTTCGGGTGGTGGTGTAGTAGAAGT